GCTCGCTCCAGCTCCATGGCTTCACGGTAGAGCCCTCTCGCTCTACCCCTGTGGCTGTTCTGTCCCCAGGCACCCTCTCGAAGGTCGTAGGGGCTGTCATCCAGCTGGATGGTCGTGGGTCGTACGACCCTGATGGCTCCGATCTGACATACACCTGGAGCTTCGAAGAGACTCCTCTCGGCTCTACGACGGATACGTTCCTGGAGACCGAGACCGACGGCTCTGTGGTCACTTTTGTCCCTGACATAGTAGGTCGCTACATCGTCGGCCTGAAGGTCTCGACTCCGTACCGTACCAGCGAGATGGTGCTGGCCACTGTCGATCTGACGCCCATCAACACTCCGTTCCTCCTCCGGACCACTCCGGACGGGGACATCATGTTTCGCCTCATCTCTTCCTTCTGGCAGATGGTCGAGGAGAAGGCGGCCTTTAGTGCTTTGTGGTCTGGCTACATGCAGATCGCGGCCGCAGAGCTCCTTCGACTCTTCCAGGTCGACTACGCGAAGTCCATCAGGAACATCCAGCCGATGTTCCAACGACGATGGATCGCCTACGAGCCTACGCTCAAGCTGGACCCTGCCCTCCATACTGGCGTCTTCGGGCACCACCAAAGCGGAAGCTCCGCCTTTACCGCAGCCGGAGCCGCCTCCGTCGTCGGCATCATCATCTCCGATCAGGAGATCCTCCTCCGTGACGGCTCCCCTTCCTTGGATGCCGTAGGCACAGAGCTGACCATCTACTCCTCGGGTGGAGACCCAGGGAACATCGGCGACTACACCATTAATCGTATCAACAACGATACGACAGGGTACATCGTCTCGGCCTCTACACCCTTCCCTTCCCCGGAAGAGGAGGTGCTGACCACTGGTACGGACCTCGTGACCTTCCAGCTCGAGGATGAGGTCTACGTCGCTGACACAGGCGTTGACTTCTCCGCCCTGGAAGTGCAGAAGGGCGACATCCTCAAGATCTCGCAGGGGTACTTCAAGATCACGGGAGTAGGAACGGCCGATGGCCTTCTCAATGAGAGGACACTGAAGCTCGAGTCCTCTCCCTCCAAGACAGGTTCCGGCAACAGCTACATCATCTTCAAGGCCTTGCGGATTCTGGCTCGCAGGTCGGCGAAGCCCACCACGAACACTGTCTTCATTCCTGAGGATGAGGCAGATCTCTCCCTGTTCTCCTCCTCGGAGTTTTCCGGTACAGGCACAGTTCAAGGCACGCTCGAAATCAGAGTCGAGAGCCGGCACATCTTCCCGTCACTTGTCGGCCAGGCCATCACCATCACGTCTGGTGACGATGCTGGAACGACGTACACCATCGCCAGTCTGAACGAGGCACAGAACGGCTACTACGTCAGCACCGAGTTCTCGACGACGGAGTTCCCCCAGACAGTCACGTACACCATCCCCCTGGTCTCGGACATCTCCAGCCGACTTCTCATCCTGGATGGCCGAGCCTACGAAATCACAGCCGCATACCTCGATGAGACTGGTATCTCCGTAGAGGATGGAGGCTTTGGACCGGTATGGGTCATCACTCTCAAGGAAACAGCCGCACCTTCAAGCCGTGAAGGCATGGGATGGCGCATTCCTGCCGTCATCGAGTCTTCAGAGCATGAAGACCTGGAGGCAGAAGGTGTTTCCGCTGGAGACCTTCTGGTCTTGGACGTCCGTCGGGAGGACAACAGCACTATTGGCCGGCTGAAGTGCCTCGTTCTCGGCGCTGCAGGGACCAAGATCGCCTTTGACCTTGGGCTGTCATCGTTGGATGCTGGAGAGAATGGGGCCATCCCAAACTCCGAGCTCCTGGAGCTCTCCGAAGCTCTTCGCGTTGCATCTGTGGTCGTAGACGAGTTCGACGAGGGTGAGCTGGTCATCGCGCTGATGGCGGCTGAGATCGAGTCGTACTTGCAGAGTAGGGAGTTCCAGTCCTCGATCTACAACCTCCCTCTCAACCCGTCTTCCTCGGTGAGTGTGGGACCTTTCACGGTCCGGTTCCGTGTCCGTCACATCATAAGGAACTGCCGTATTCCGGTAGATCCTTCTCTGTCTTCAGTCCCGGTCCTCATTGAGTACATCGACGAGCCTGTGGTCGGAGAGGATGAAGATGGACAGATCATCCATGTTGCGAAGGATGGTACGCAGACCGTCCTTGACCGTGAGCCGTTGGAGCTGATCGAGAACCGTGACTTCACAGTTGCGGCCGATGAGAACCTTACTGGGACGAACCTGGAGACTACGGCAGACTCGGGACTTCTCACCATCCCTGGCGGGGATCTCATCGATAGGGATGTTCGTGTTGGTGACTTCATCGACATCAAGTCGGGCTTCGATCAGAGGCGGTACATCATCCTGTCGGTGGTGGACTCAGAGACAATAGACGCCATCTCCGAGGACCGTGAGGTCCCGGGCACGACGGCCACAGGCCTGAGCTACACCCTCGTCCGCCGGACCCCGGGGAACTTCGTCCGCTTCGTGTCCGGGATGTTCACAGCAGCTCTCCCAGCTCCGGAGCGACTGTGGGCGCAGGTCAGCTTGTACGACAACTCTGAGCTCATCGAAGACAACTTCGGTGTCATGGTCGGGGTGACTCGAGAGCAGCTCGACGAGTACGGAAGTAGTCAGATCTCGTACAAGGGTGCTGTGACCGGCCTCATGTACGCCTGGACCAGTGGACCTACGGTTCGCAACGTGTCCATCGGTAGTCACATCCTGGTTGGTCTTCCTGTGACAGAGGTGGCAGGCCAGATCGTACAGATCGATGACACCTACGACACGGAGAACGGTGTTGGTCGGGTGCTGATCGAAGATCATGATCCACAGGGCAACAGCACTGGCCTGGTCAGGATTTACTACTACAACACCGCCGATGACGACACACTCAACGAGTTCGCCGGCCTGGCCACGAACCCGCTGACGGGCGCGACATACGACATCCTCGACATCGTTTCGGCCTTTGCTCCTTTGTCGAAGGGGGTGGTGGTTGCCGACTACCTGACGGAGCCGAAGTGGTGGGCCACGAACAGTACAGGAGCCTCAGAGCTTCGGAAGTACCACACCTGGCAGGTCCGACTCGATGCGGCACAGGTGGACTCCCGAGACATCCCTCTCATCCATGACTTCGTTTTCGGGATTCGGCCCATCTACACAGAGCCGGAAGTCGTTCTCGTCTTGTACCTGACGGATGACATCACCATCGAAGATGAGCTCGGTCTCGAAGGAGACCTTCTCCTCGCTGATGACATCGGGCAGTCCATCGAAGCTACGAGGATGACGGACTCCTACAATGGGAGCTCACTCACTCACCGTCTGTTCGACCACCCGTCCCTCAACACACGGACCTTCTTCGAAGGCCGGGACCTGGTCACGACGGAGGGCTCTTCGACGGTGACTTCCGTTCGGGGAGGCTTCACCACGGATGGCACGCTCTCGGGAATCAATGAGTGGTTCGAGGATGACGTCGAAGTCCGTGGTCCCGCTATCGTGCGGGTGGGAGACATCCTCTTCATCCGTGAGGGCGTGAACCGTGGCCGGTACCGAGTCACGGCTGTGACCGACGACAACACTCTGGAGATTGAGCAGCTCACAGGCTGGCCGCCGAGGTCGATCCCTACGGATCAGATCGCTGCCCTGACAGGGCAGGTCTTCCAGCTTCAGCGACAGGATACTGAGGACCTGGTCTCTGTGTCTGACGTGACGGTGGTGTCCTACGACGCGGCCACCGATACGACCCAGATCACGAGTCCGACGGCGAACTTCCGCTGGAACGGCTGTGCGGTCAACGACACCCTCGTAGTCGAGGATGGCGCAGACTACGGCCTCCATGAGGTTTTGCAGGTCGGGTACATCGACGGCTTCGGCGACCTGCAGAGTTTGGATACCATTCTTACCATTGATGGCGAGCTCACCGAGGCTGGGAGCTTCTCCATCACTGTCCGTCGAGATCGTCTCCGGACAAATCCTCTTGTTTCCCGTACTGATGGAATCACAACGGCGGCCTCTTCGTCCGTCGCACTGCCGTCAGGTGCGCTGTTGCTGGGACTGCAGTACGGGGATCTTCTCACGCCGAAGACCGGTGCCGATGCTGGCAAGGTCTTCAAGGTCATCGACGTTCCAGATGACACAACCATCTTCACGGACCAGGACTTCTCTGCCACGGAAGTCTCAGTTGAGTTCGAGGTCACACGCCCCTCACTCTTCGATGACTCTGGCACCTCGGACTCGGACGAGGAGCTCACGCCCTTCGCTCCAGAGGACAAGGTCACCTTCACAGTCCTGGAGCCTCTGACCCAGCTCCTGGCCCTCACAGACCTGACCTTGACAGGAAACACCGCAGAGTCTCAGGCCACTGTCCTGCAGGGGACCGTGTCTGCTGGAGACAAGCTCACTGTCCCGTTCACCTCTGAGAACTCGGGAGTCTTCGAAGTCACGGACGTCTCGGGCAACATCGCGACAGTGGAGCACTCATGGCACACCGATGAGGGCCCATTCTCGGCCTCAGGCATCTTCCACACACTCGCAGCAGACTGGGAGGTCCACGGCATCATTGTGACCCTGGTGGGAGCTACAGCTGCCGCTATGACAGGGGCCGGGCTCACCCTCTTCGACTTCGCGAAGCCAGGGGATGTGCTCGAAGTCGATGGTGTGGGTACACTGGTGATCGCCGAGGTGACCTCGAACTTCGTCCTGACGTTCACGAAGCAGAGCGGAGTGAACCCGGCGACCAACTATACTGGTAGGCTGAAGCGGGAGGCGTGATGCTCCAGCGAGTCAAGAAGCGGCTTGGGTTCAAGGATAAGGCCAAGATCTTTGACCGCCTCCGTGTCACGGGAGGCGGCGAGAAGCCGGGTTACAGAGGGATCCGGATGTCTGACGGCTCACAGGTGCCGCTGGAGACGATCATGACGCAGTTCGGTGTAGATCGTGAACGGGCCCTGAAGATCCAGAAGAGGATGACCAGGTGATTGGATTCCTGCGAAGGCTGGCCCCTCTGCGGTGGTGGCAGCACGCCCTGAAGCACAACCCCGAGATCCGGGGACATCTGCGCCTGGAGATGCGGGAGCGCGGGAAGCTCGTGGGTGTCCGCGAGGGTGACAATATTTGGACCCTCACGGGCCGGGAGTTCATCGCTGAGCTCATTGCCATCAAGGCCACCAACCCCTCCAGGACCACCTTCCGTGATGACCGTGTCGGCTACATCGGCCTCGGTTCCGGATCTCAGAGCGAGGTCTCGAACATCGAGAGCCTGGTGGACCCGGTCCCTTACAAGACGAACCTGTTCCTGGCGGCCCTCAACGCGCCGGCCACCTTCCCGACGTCGGGAAGCACGACGACGAACACTGTGGCCCGCTTCATGCGGGAGTTCAGCACGAGCGAGATCTCTCTCGGCTACAACGTGGTGTTGACCGAGGCCGGCCTCTTCACGGACGGGAATCCCGATGATGACTGGAACATCGACCCGGACGACTTCCCTGTGAGCTGGAATGATGCCGCGGGCCGTGCTCCCATGGCCTACAAGACGTTTGAGCCCATCACGAAGACGACGCAGTTCAACCTGCGCGCCGTGTGGGATGTGAGGGTCGTGTGACCTATCGCCGTCATCCCTTCCTTCAGGGCAACACCGCTTCGGCAGTGTTGAACCAGCCAGAGATTCGCGGAGCTGTCTCCAAGGACTCTGATGGCAACTTCGCTCTCCCGGCCCCGACAGCCTCCGAGCTGGTCATCGAGACGGAAGACGCGGCGACTTCCGGCGGGATCTCGGCGGTCTTCTCGTCTGCCACCGACACATCTATCGAGTACGTCCTCTCGCAGATCAACACGACCCTCTCTGGCTACGCCACGGCCGTAGAGTACGAAGGCTGCATCGTCATCAGGAGTGTTGGTGTGGGCGGAGACGCCTACGTCCGTATCCTCCAGCCCATCTCTGGCTTCGAGGATGCTGCCTCGGTTCTCGGATTCCCTGTGCATCCGAACCCGACGGCGACCGTCACAGCCGGAGACGAGCTGGACACACCCGTGCGGCCGCTGCAGCAGAGCAACCCCGTCGGCACCAAGATGCTGGCTACCGGCGAGGATCGTGTCGGTCATGCCTACAACCGCATCCTCCGTGTTCTCGCCTCGAACATGGACACGCTCCACAGCTGGTTGCGACGGTACATCGCCGTTCCGTTGATGGTGGAGATCGACGAGACTACGCACTCAGCCTACATCTCGAAGGATGCGACGACAGGAGACATCGAGCAGATCAACCTGGCTGCTGTAACGGCCATCACGCCGGACTCACTCGGCCGCTTCTTCATCGGAGGCTTGACTCGGGACTCCAGTCTGAGTGACATCGCGTCCATCATCGTGGTCACCGATCGTGACGACAACGAGCTACTGGCAGGTGACTCTGTCGTCCGCATCGGAGCCGTGACACGCGGTCAGCGAACGACGACGATGCCGACGTTCGCCGATGACTACGCGGCCGCAGGCACGCCGCTCCCGGACACAACGGGGGTCTCCACCGACGGGTGGAACGCTCTTGGTGTGGAGAGGGTGAAGTCTACGATCTCCATCTCTGAGATTCGGCAGCGGACTGAGGTGGTGTGCACGGGTGCGACCTTCATCAGTGATGGAGTCGTCGCCGGCGACGTAGGCACCATCACGGGTGCCACAGTCTCCATGCCATTCAACCACAATGGTGCCTACGTCGTGGATGTCGTGGTCTCGGAAGAGATTCTCATTCTGCGGCCGTTCCCTGGCGGAGCGCATGTTCGGGAGCTCAACCCCGACGATTCGGGAGTCTTGGGCACTCTCACGGTTCGCTCCAGCGGGAACTTCGAGACGGACCTGTGGATCTCGTTCTCTCCCGCACTCCCTCGCTTCCCCGAGGATGGGAAGATCCGGCTGCGTCTCGGTTACCGTCAGGAGCTGGGAGCTCTGGACGATGACGACATCCTGCACTCCCTCCGGAACTCGGAGGAGGCGGATGGATGGACGCTCCTGAGCCTGTACCGTGCCCTCACCCTCGAGGGTGCGTACGCCGGCATGGGCAAGGGTGGAGGCTTCCAGGCGAGCATCACGCACAAGCCTGCAATCTTCGTAGGGAAGCAGGCGGATGGTCAAACCGCAGGGACGTCGGAGCGGAGCTCTTCCGACACGGCGACCCTCAACCTGGTCAACTTCCGCCTGACCATCGACGGGAACACAGACAGGTTCTACCTCGAGGATGTTGGCAGGGTCATCTGGCTGAACGCTACAGGGCTTCTCGTCAACGAGCCCTGGACGGTCATCAAGCTCATCGATGGTCGTACCGTAGAGCTGGCACCTCCGCTGCACAAGGTCGGCTCAGAGGCTACCTCAGGCGTCTTGAGTATCGACTCGTGGGAGCTCCGGGAGGAGGCCCGCAACGACCTTCAGTCTGTGCTGCAGGTGCTGTCGCCAGAGTACTTCAGCGAGTCCACCACACGGACACCGGGTCTTGGCTACGTCTTTGTTCGTGAGCAGCGTGACGAAGCCTCGACAGATGCCTCTATCCCTGGTCTCCTGTCCTATATGGACCTGGAGAAGATCCGGCTCCATCGAGATGGTACGAACATCACCATCTCTGTGTCGCCCAGTGTGTCGGGGGACACGGTCGAACTTCCGTTCGATCCTGAGGACAGTTCCAACTTCTTTGCTCAGAATGCGGATACCAAGACGTTTGGTCTGCATGGATCGTTGACTTTTTGCCGTATCCTTCATGGCGAGAGTGCCGGTTTCTACCGTGTACAGGAGCTTACCTCTGCCGGAGGATCAGGTACGAATGCTGTAGTCCTTCGGACGCTGAAGGGAGCTACGCCGTCATTCGCTTCTGAGACGGACGTCTCGGTATCGTTCTACAACGCGCACTTCATGGTCGGAGCACCCATCTCTGGTGGACCAGAGAGTCTGGTGTGGACCTATGCGGCCTTGTCGTTGTATGCCGATTCGATCGATAACGATGCGTCGAGCGGGTGGTGTGCTCGTTTGGCGTGGCGTGGTGTGGGTGGAGGCATCTACGCCCACGTTAACGACGCAGAGTTCGTAGCTTACGAAGCCGGGGATGCGGCGAATGGGCCTGCCATTCAGCTCTACCTGCACGCCCCGGCGGATGGGATTGATGTCCGCATTATCGGGTCTGACACTGGGGATGATGAGCGTCGTCAAGGCTTTGGTCATCGTATCGGGGCATACACGAATCTTCACGATCTGAACATCAATGCTCCTGTGGCAGAAGGCTCGGAGTTTGGTGAGTCCTTCGGTCTCGGTGTTCATCAGTCTGGTAAGGATCCTGCACAAGTCATCACCAAGACCGATGGTGATTCTTCGGAGCAGCATGCCGATACCGGCTACTCACGACTCACACCCAGTGCAGCCCTTCTCCTCGGCCGCGCAGGTACTCCGACGACGGCAACTGACTGGGCTGACGGAGTTACGGGCCGCGGATCGGCGGCAGAGCTCCGAGGATCTGTTTGGATCTACTCTGACTTTGGCGCAGTGGAGACTGGCCGACCGGGTTGGAGTGGTGGTGGCCTGTTCGTCGAAGATGTCATCGGAGCGGGCCGGCATCTGTATCCGAGTCTGGGTATCTACAATCCCGAGGATTACCCGTACTACGGGGTAAGTCCGTTTGCAGGGTGGCAGCTTCCAACCCAGTTGGGCAGTCCCGGGCAGGTGCTCCCTGTCTCCGGATCTGATCTGACGGGAGAGTTGGAGCTTCCGGACTACGGCCTGTTCAACATGCCGCATGATGCGGTTCTTCGTATCGACGACATCAGCGCAGCAGGCCTGGATAAGCCGTATGCGCGCCTCATTGGCCATACGGTCTTGATTACCGATCACGATCCAGGCACCTACACTGATGTTCGGTACGTGATTCAGGCGGTTCGGCTTGTCAGTGTCAACGAGATTGTCTTCTCCTTGGCACGCGAGAGTACTACCCCTATCGTAGACCCCGGGAGCGTAGACTTCCGGATTTTGGGGAATCGGTGGTGGTGGTCGTACATCGATATCGCCGACTATATGCACCTCGGAACGGCCGTCGAAACGGATGAGCGGTGGAAGCTCCCGACACTGTCCATCGGTCGTACGATGGACCAGTACCAGGACAAGAAGGATCTCACGTCCGGCAACATTCAGGCATCAGAAGGCCAGCACTCGATTCCAGAGCTCAACCCCTCACAGGCGGGTGCAGGTATCGGGGATACGCAGGCCCTGACCTCCATGACCACGTTCTACGCCCTCTCTGGAATGGGTGGAGGATCGTGGGACCCTTCGAAGACTACGTCGGCAGATGTAGGAGCTCCAGGAGAGGTGTACTTCACCCAGGAATGGGGCGCAGATAATCGAGAAGCCTGTAAGCCCTTCCCCAACATGGGAATCGTTGCCTCGACAGAGCGGGACGCTACAGCTCTCGATTCGGCCTATCTGTCTGTGAGCAACCCCGGTTCTCTGCTCGCAGGGGACTGGACGCTGGAGCACGTGTCTCAGGGGACCGGGAACGGAGTGGTAGCACACTACCATCGACGGCTGGGCGGGGCGCTTCGCGTCATTACCCACGCTTCAAACACTGGCTCTGAGACTGACTCGATCCGCCTCTGGCGGAGGCCGTTCAGGGGCTCGAGTTCACTTATCTACGGTTTCCGTGTTCGTGTCATCTATGAGATGAGTAGTACGGAGGCTCCAGGCTTTACAGCCGCCATCCGACGAGAGGACGGCACAGTTCTGGCTTCGACCTCAGTGTCTGGGACAGACCAGCTGGTAGAGCTGGATTGGACTGTCAGCAAGTACGACCTTGAAGAGGCTCGAAGGACTGAGTTCTTTGGAAGTATCTTCAGCGGCGAAGGTCTCTACCTCACTATCGATATCGATGTGGAAGCTGGTGCGGGCCAGATCTGGTACTTCCATTCGATTCGTGTCGAATCGCTTACGCGCGCAGCCCGGGTCCATGCTCCTCTGGTCGTAGCAGGACCCATCACCTCGACAGGTCTACGGTATAGCAGTCCGGTCAAAGGCTACTGCACACGAGGCCCTTCGGATTCACAGTTCCTACATCCGGCTCCCTACGGCCGGAATGAAGCGAATGACGGGGATGGGTGGACCTCAGGTACTGGTCGAGCCTACGGGCATCAGGAGGGTCACGGTGTGGGCTCCTGGTATGACGAGTTCGATACTGTGTGGCGTCAGCCGGTGTTCCGTAGCTCAGATGTCTTCCGCGTAGGGATTCACAGTGCCGCGGTTCGCGGGGCCTATCCATACTTCGATCCGCTGTACTACGCGCAGGCGAGTGCTCGTGTGACGGCGGCGGGTGGAGATGTAGACTCCACGTACATGCAGCTTCCAGGTCGGACTGGTTTTCTGATCCCGTTCGATCCTCCGCATGGCGCTCGGATCTCCACACTGGACGTGGCCGTCAGCTCCCTTCCTCGGTGGGATCCAGATCACGTCACCAAGCCGCTGTTCTGGGGGAACTGGCACTCTTACCCGACGCAGTTGGGGGCCGGAGCCTTCGAGACAGACGTCTCGGTCTGGAAGTCCGCCTCTAACTGGGATGATGCGGCAGGTGTGAAGGTTGTTCTTTGGCGCTACAACACCCTCCCGACTCACTCGTCCATGCCGCTCCACAGCGCAGAACGGACACAGGCCACAAATGTCGGGTTCGCGGAAGCAATCCTCTCACAGACGATTCCCTTCACCGATGACGATCTTCCAGATGTAGGAGATCATGTTGGTACAGGGACCGGAGCCACCCTTCTATCGGAGGCATCCTTCGTCCGGAACTGGGACCTCACCAAAATCGTAGAGGAAGAGGGCGGAGGTGTTCAGCTTCTTACCGTGGATCGTCGACAGTACTCCTACTTCTTGACGATCGAGTTCTGGATCGGCCCCCGACCTCGATCTCTGGCGAACTACTCCTACGGTGATGACGATGATCTGAACCAGCAGAACACAGATCACGAGGACTCCATTACTCAGGCATGGTTCGTCCCGACAATCACGCCTGACTTCCCACTGTCGACGGTGGGAATGCGAACTCCGCCTGTAGTGAAGTTCCGCGGTGCACGCCTCGGCTACGTCACTGACAGAGCCTCGCATGGTGGATGGTCATGAGTGCCCTCAAGCGGGTCAACCCTCGCTTGAGAAAGGGACTCTCTGAGCATGCTGTACGGCTACTTCTGAAAGAACCCGCCCCAAAACGGCCAGTCCTTACGGTGAAGAAGCGCATCGAAGTACCTGAAGACGTTCTGCTTCAGGCCACTCAGTCACAGCTTCGCCGTAGGCTTCAAGGCGCGAAGAAGTCACGACGTAGGGGCTAAAGTAGAAACCCCGTATAGCTGTTGCTACACGGGATTCCTACTACAGAGCGATCCGAAGGAGTTGGCCCACGAGGCCGGGGACGTCGAGGTAGACACCGAGGTGAAGACCGAGTTCGTCTTCGGCCCACCCCAGGAGCTCCTCGCGCGTCATCGCGAGGAGCTTCTCTTCATCTACCTCGAGGACGGTAGGGCCGGGAGAGTCCCCGTCCCCGACTACCCCTCCAGCAGGTCCTCGATGTTCTCGAGGGCGTCATCCTCCTCGAAGACCTGGGTGTTGAGGAGCTCCACCAGGCCGGCAGCGATGGCCTCCTGCCGGGTGTTCATGCTCTCGACGATGGACGTCAGAGCCTCCACGGCACCCTGCAGCTCGATGAGCGCCTTGCCGCGCTTGTTCGCAGCGGTCTGCATCTTCTTCTGCCGAGTGGACAGATCGTCGGCGATGCCTCCGATAGTGTCCAGGCGCTCCAGCACGGGGGTGAGGTCCACCTCGGCCGGCGCAGGGGTAGCAGCAGGGGCAGCAGGAGCGGCTGCCGCAGCGGGCTTGCGCTTCCGGCGGCGACGAGTCGCCGGAGCCGGTTCTTCGGCCGGCGCAGCCGGGGTCTCATCTGCGGGTGGCGTCTCCGTCGAGGTCTCGGCTGGAGTCTCCGCCGGAGTCTCCGCCTTCGGCTTCGGCTTGGCACGCCGCTTCCGGCGGGTCTTCGGCTTCGGCGGGTCTTCGGCCGCGGTCTCGGCTGGCGTCTCCGGCTCGGCCGGCGTCTCGGGTTCGGCGGGCGGGGCCTCGTCCTTGGAGGTCTCCGGCTTCCGCTTCCGCACGCGCCGCTTCCGGGCCTTTGGCTTCGGCTCCTCCGGGGCATCGCCGTTCTCGGCAGCGGGTGCATCCGGTTCGTTCTCGATGACGACGATGAGCTCCTTGACCTCGTCGTCGTCCATGTCCTCGATGTCCGGCCAGCGCTCCTGGAGGACGTTGATGAAGTCAGCGGCCCCCAACGAGAAGGCGGCGCGGTTGTTCTCCACCAGCTTGGCGGCGATGGCCAGCTTTCGGAGGAGGGGTCGTTTTGCAGGCATGCGTACAGGCTCCACAGGGAGTTTGGGGTTTGGGTTGGGCAGGAGCGCACCGGCTCCGAACTGCATCATGATGCGAAGCCTTGCGGCTTCAGTGCCGGGCTCTGCCGACTCGAAGAGTTCACAGTCGTCGTCCGTGACAATCATGAACTCGGTCACTCGCTTGCACTTCTTCAGCTTCTCACAGCCGATGCAAGTGTGTGTCTGATCAGACCATGTCATTCTTGAACCCCCGCCAACAGCGCGTCACGATCACATCCGGGCATCCGAAGGTCGTGCACTTTCCATCGCAGCCAGGAAGCTGGGACAGAAGCCGGCGACGGTTCTGATCTATATGTCTCTCCATAAGGATACGCCACTTTTCCAGTGGTCCTTCCGGTATATCCTCTTCTTCCTCCAGGATCCGAATCAAGGTCTCTCGGTCGAGGTCTGCTCCGACGTTGCCGAGACCCGCGTCACGGCAGAGCTGCCGTAGTTCGGTCTGGTTCATACGACTAAGGATGTCGCTCATTCTGGCCAATACCCCTCGGGAATGCCATAGGTGCGTGGGTCTTCTTCCTCGAGGAAGATCGTCACTCCGACCTGGTCCTCATTGGCTACTACGACTTTCGCCCCGTCATCTCCCCAGAACAAAGAGTCGTCGATTCCTACCGCTTCAGCCACAGCGTCCGTGACTAACTTCTTACGGTTAGGGCTATCGAGTATCTTATACGGGTTTTTCGCCTTCCTTTGCCCGGCCTTGGCTCCGCGTTTCCACTTCTGGAGCCACCCCGCCACCAGTAGCTTCTCTGGCGGGAACCAGAACGTCAGGCCGATGCTGTAGATCATGCCGGGCTTGTGGCCAGCGGAGAATCGCATGATTTTTGCCATGTTCTCAGAAACCAGCTCTTGAGCCATGAGCCGTTTGTACTGCTCTGCCTCGTCGGAGTAGCCGATGACCTGGATACGCTTGAACCCACCCCCTCGCTTCGGACGCATCGAATGTTTGATGATCCGAATCTTGTTGTCCGAAGGGGGGAGTTTTGGGTAGTGGAGGTGGATACTTCTCACTTCCGCTTATAGGCGCGAGTGCCTCTCCCGCGACTCATGCTCTCGCCGCGACGATTGCCCTCAATCTCCATCTTCTTCGCCTCGTAGAGGCGAGAGACGAAGGCTGTGTCGCGGGATGCTGCCTTAGCGATACCCTCCAGCAGCTCGACCACGACTCGTGCCTCGATGTAGGCCGTGTTCTGCTGGATGTAGCGGTCATCGACGAGGGTGTTGTCAGCCTTCTGCGGCGCGTTCCCGGTCTTCGTCTTCCGAACAGCGGCTTTGACGTAGGCCAACTTCTCCTTCGCAGTCTCGAGTGCTGCGCGTCCCATCACCAGCTGCTCGTTCACGTAGTCGGCGTGAACGATCAACAGGTTGTGGTAGGTCGTGATGTCGCCCATCTGTAACGAAGCCAGGTTCGACGGGATGCGGCCGTCGAACAGCCTCCCATCGTCCCATCGTGCAGGCTCCGCATTGAGCCCCAGCCCCTTCGCTGCGATGGAGTTGATGGCGTTCGCCTCTGCTTGGTCGTACCGATCCAATCCCTCATCGATGGGGACTGAGTAGTCCGCACGAGTGTCTCGGCTCATGCTTTCCTCTGGAATGCTCGAAGGCCCCGCTCCGCCAGGGATTGGGGACAGTTCTTGTTGTAGGGACACTGACGGCACTCGCCAGGAGTCGCGTCAGCAACAGGAGCCTGCTCGTCTTCCACAGCCTCCTTGACCTGCTTCCCCTTGAGTCTCCACCAGCCTTTGTAGACTGACGGATCGTAGGGGACTACCAGCTCCTTGATGGGATGCGGGTGTAGCTTATACACGTACAGATATACCATGAACGGAAGATCCAACCCGGTCGAATACAGTCCGCCAGCCTGGATTCTGTGATCCTTCGGAGGTGTCAGCCGTACGTTGTTCCACATCGACTCACCGGCCGATTTGATCTCGATTCCAGCACGTACCCAGGGGAACTCCAGGACACCGTCCGTGTTTCCTTGGATAAGCCCGCTTTCCATGCTCACTCGTGCTTCTGCCTCGAACCGGGCGGACTTTAAGGGTGCATACGTGGGGTCTTCCGTCGCCCCCTGCAGCCCATCTTGAAGCTGCACATGGAGAGAATGCCCAATCCCGAAGGTGAGTAGCTCTGCCATGGTGTTCTTCTTGGGTTCCCGATTCTTCTCGCCAGTGACGTCGTAGTACAGCGCGAGGGTGCACTTATTCGCACTCGATGGATGGATGACTCCTTGCTTCCTCGGAAGCGGAGTGAGTACCTCACCCCAGCCGTCACACTTGGGGCAGTCCATAGAAGTCTGCTCAGCGACCAGCCGGTGGTATTCCTTCCGTGAGGGCCGCCGGCGTGAGCGGGTCTCCATCCATTCCTTGATCCACTTCCGGATGGTCAAGGCCTTCATGACAGCTTCGACTTCAGACTCTGAAGCTGCTGCGAGGTCAGCTCGCGTAAGGATTGGGGTTAATCGCACCTATCCTCCTTGTACAGTTCCAGGAGCTCCAGGAACCAGTCGTTTGAGATGACACGGTACTGCTTCCGCAGGTCGTCCTCGAAGGAGACTGTCAGTACCGGGATTTCGCCGTCTTCTGCCTCACCGGCGACCTTCTGCAGGTCCGCGAGTTTGAGCACGAAGCTCTTGGCCTTGGTCGTCTTGTTCTCGTCACGGAGGATGCCCTTGATCCGGACGTCCGCCTTCTCGTCACCAGCACCGGAGTTCGAGGTCACCCTTCCAGCAACCTTCTTGGCATTGTGCTTCTCCTGCCGAGTAGCGCGGCCGCGGGTCGTCCTCGACTTCCCACGAACATGCTTCTTGGCAGGCTCGACTTCCCATCGCTTCCAGACCTTGTTGCACTTTCGGCAGTAGAGGAGCTTCCAGGTCTGTTGTACGAGCGCCTGTATACAGGTTGGACAGTTCACAGTCGACAACGAACCCCAGAGGCTTTGTAGATCCTCGCCTCCATTTCTTTGAGGAGGTCTGCCTTCAGCAACCATTCGCCGGCCTTGTCCTCTCCCTGGCCCATACGCTCATCCGTCTCGGCCACGGCGTACCAGCTACCAGACTTGACGATGAGTCCATGCTGCACACCCAGGCGAACAGCCAGCGCGGCCCGGTTGAAGCTCATGTCCTTCCAGTAGTAGTTGTACTTTCCTTTCCCTCCTTCGTGTCCTCCGGCCTTCTGCTTGAGGATCTCCCATTTCATCTCCTTACCGATGTGGACCTTCTTGGAGGTCTTCACGGCACCGATGCGGGTGAGGTTCAGGGTGACGAAGCGGCCATGCTTCAGGGCCCACCCACCGCTCTCCTTCGTCATCGGAGAGTACGGCGTGGCCCGCTGCATGTTGTCTCGAACCTGGTTCACGCCCAGGAAGGCCGTGAGATTGGGATTCCCGGCTGTATCAGGTGAGAAGGCCGAACAGAGCTTCCCCATGAGCCGGGTGTTGAGGCTCGCAGCTCCGCCGACCCGGGCATTGTCCGTGAGGTCCTTGTCTTCCTCTGCCTGAGGAAGGATGGATCCGAAGGAATCCAGAGCGACGATGTCGAACTCACCGGAGCGGACCAGGTCGATGGCGATGTCGAAGCATTCCTCTGCCGAGGTTGGCGGAACCACCAGGAACTCGCCGATGCCTGTCGTTCTCCACTCGAGGTCTTCAGGTGTGACTTCGATCCCCAGGTACTCACACTCTTCGACGTAGGCGTCAACTTCTAGACCAGACATCGGCACCCGCACGCCGCAACCATGAGCCTGCGTCTTGTCGTACGCAAGCTCAGTTCCGATCACGGCGATGGCAGCATCTTCGCCTCGCTGTTCCTGACAGATGCGGATGGCCTGGTTGATGAGCCAGTTCTTCCCACTTCCGGGCTTCCCTGTGATGATTGACATCCCTCCACCAGGGAAGCCGCCGTTCATGGCGAGATCGAGCTCGATGAGGCCCGTAGGGAGGCGACGAAGCGCCCAGGCCATGGTGTAGTCCTCGCCTCGGAACACCTTGCCTGGGTACCGTTTCTGGAGGTCGGCAACGAGAGCCTTCCGTCGGTCCTGGGACGACAGTGCCTCCTTCTTCTTCCTACCGGCCACGCGGCTTCCTCCGAGGCTCGAACGGCTCCGTGCCGCAGCGGGCACAGTTCGGGGTGTGGCCCTTCCAGTTCACGTTCGTACCTCCGCAGCCGGGGCACGCCTTGTTCTGGCTGGCCGTCTTGTTGTGATTGGGATCGATCTGGACCCCATACTTCTCCATCATGTCAGCTCCCGTCGGGAATGATGATTGTGCGAAGTTCCTCGCGGAACTTCCGCGATGTCCTGGCCGACACTCTGATCGTCGGCACACCTTGTTCGCTTGTGGTCGGTGTCCGAGCCCGCAAGACATGCGGGGTGAGGTGCAGGAACCCTGTGATCCTAACCTCTCCTTGGCCTCGGATCTCTTCCTTCATCACCTCTACGGCCTTGTTCCAAACGAGCCGGACGACTCGTTCGGGAAGGCCTGTCTTCCGGCTCACCTTCTTGATGATCCGGCTCGAGGTGAGGATCACGCCTTCGCCCCGTCCCAGTTGTACCCTGTGTCCATGTCGATCTCGATGGCTACTCTCATCGGGAACGGGTTCTCCATGTTGGCCCTGATTCGACGTTCTGCGACGGCGATGTACTCTGGATGGTCAGGAACTTCGAACATCAGTTCGTCATGAACCTGTAGGAGCATCCGTGCCCCGCAAGCGCGAAGCTCCGGATCTCGCTCGCAACGGAGCATGGCCTCATTGACGATATCGGCACCTCCTCCCTGCGGGATGACGTTTGGAGCTTGCCGCTCTGCCTGAGAACGCAGCATGCCGTCGTTGGAGTTGATGTCCGGAAGCCGACGAGGATGTCCGCGAAGGGTGTAGACCACCTCTTCGTCGCGACACTTGTCCTTCGTGTCCTCGATCCACCGACCCACGCCTGGGTAGATGTTCCAGAGATAGTCGTCGATGAGCTTCTCGGCCTCGGGACACCGCTCTCGCATACGTCCCCACTTGTTCCGCTCCTTGATGATCTTCAGCCCAAGCTGGAGTCCCAGCTTCAAGGCTCCGATGCCGTAGACAATGCCGAAGCCGGTCGCCTTGAGCTTGCTTCGCTGCTCGACGAGTGCCTTCTGCTCCTCCGTAGGGTTCTTCGCCTTCTTGGCTGCGAGGGCGATGTCGTAGGTGATCCCTGACTCGATTGCTCCGATCTCTGAGGCGATTGCAACCGTCTGACAGTGGATGTCCCGACCGAGCTTGATGGCTTCGATCATTCCCTCATCACGAGAGTGATGGGCGATCATCCGCATCTCCAGATTGCGATAGTCCGCGACCTTGAGAATCATTGGGTAGTCGTCAGGAAGGTACGGTAGCTGTACATCTACGACCTCAGGCAAACACAGCGAATGATCTACATCACCCCATAGGCCTGCGATGAAGATGGCCCGAAGCCGATGGCCCCAATCTCCTCGAGAGGGGATGTTTTGCCTTGATGTTACAGGATAGCCGCTTTTGCTACCCTTCCTTGAGTCTCCCCAAGGAGCAGACCATATCATCATCACCTTTTGGCAATGTCCCGCGCTTCGACCTCGCTCGAGGTCTACTTGCTTACGCAATGGTCGTTGAACCTTCACCACATAGGAGTCTTGTACAGCATGGATGCCGGAGAGATTCTCCGAGCGTGTGCAAAGATTTGCACTGCTACAGGCTTCGGAATGCGCCAGATCTTGTTCTTGTCTGATGCGCGGCTGTTGTTCTTCCCCGTACTTCCGGGGCGAGCCGTTCCGAAATAGCGCTCTGCCCATGCCAGGATGAACCCTGGTTGAGAGCTGAGTTCTGGTCCGAGGGACATAGTGACCTTGTACGACCCCCGTGTGTTGTCCTTTCGTAGGACAGCACAGCCATCGTCCAGGTACCACATCCCTATGTCTCTGTCCGACAACAGACTCACTGCGTCGAAGCATGTGAGTTGCTGGTGTGCGGCTGTGATAAGAGGATGGACTTTTGATGTAGCGGTCCAGATCGGCTTGGCATTCGAGAAGGTTTGATCCGAAGATCGATCCCGTCGATGTACCGAGCCTTGGAGTTCTGTCGGTAGAAGCGTTTTCTGCTTCCACCGGACCCACTCTTCGTGGACCGAACTCCATACGATCTTGCTGTTCTTGCACTCTGGATGCCTCCAGAAGTGCCCGTCTCCGAGCCGCGCGTTGACAACGGCTTCGGTCAGACTCCCGTAGGTGCTTGGCTGCTGATTGCCCATTTCCACATCCCCAATGGGATAGATATCCCAAAAGGCATGTTTCATACCACCACTTTTTTGCCCGTCGCGCTTGCCGTTTCCAGCTACGCTGTGGGGTGGTGGTCTTTCGGGTGTTCCAGCAGTTCACGGGATTTTACAACCTCCATTAGTTCCAAAGGTTGGGATTTCGACTGGCCAGCCGCCATGTACGAGTGCCATGGGACAGGAGGCTGGTATGGACGCGGTCGTTCGCATCCGCCTTCTGCGGCAAGCTGATGAGGTAGTCGCCGTAGAGCTTCGAGAGCTTCCGGTGCTTCATCAGCTCCACTGCCAGAGGCTCACCACGGTCCGAGAAGTACTCAAGCACGTCCTTGTCCGTACTCGGCTGCTTCACGCCTGAAGATCCACCCTTGGTCATCTTGAAGGGCTTGTTCCCGAGGATGTCCTTGTACGTGCCGTCGGGCTGCTCGACGTAGAAGTACTCCCTTAGGTGCTTCGTGCTCTTGGGGTTGAACTCCAGACTGCCCGTGATGCGAACAATCTCTCGTTCAAGGTCTGCCAAGTCCTTGGCCATCGCCTCGGCGTACTCGTAGCACTGGCCGACATCGATCTTGACCCCACGACGTTCCATGAGCCACAAAGTCTTGATGAACGGAACCCGTACTTTCTCCGAGTGCTCCAAGAGTGTGACAGGGACATCCTCTCCAGCATCCACACCCTCGGTGATCATGTCTTCGAGGTCGAGCTTGTCGCGGAGGTCATCGACCAGGGCATACGAAGCCCAGGCGTCCAGACTCGCGTAGTCCATCACCCGCGTCCGAAGGTACTCCACCGGATCGCCAGTGAGGCCCATCAGGTCCATCAGCAGTTCCCACGTGACTTCGTGAGCTTCGCGAAGCAGAGCTTGATCTTCGAGGACAGAGACCCAGCCGGTCCGGACCTTGTGATTCCGAATGGGCTCTCCACCCAGAAGCTGGATGTAGTCGGAGATGTACCCTTTTGGCCCGTAGGTCTTCGTGGCCTGTCCGTGTTTCCGGGCGATGGCCAGGACCTGTCGTGCCTTCAGAGCAAGCCCAGCCCTCAGAGAGAGATCGAGTTTCTTCAGATCCTTGATGAGATCCTCTGCCCCATGTACGGCTCCCAGACGGATCAGTACTTTTTTGGCCAGTTCATCGGCCAAAGCCGGATTGTGGCCGGTGTCCTTCAACTCCAGGATGTCGTGGACTTCGCACATGAGCTTGACCTGTGCGTCCATGTTGCCTGGGTCTCCGAAGACCTCCTTGAAGGAGGTCATCGTCAGGCCGAGATGATCGTAGGCCGTCTCCTTCAGACCGTGACGACCCTGCCGGTTCTCGTCGTAGAGGTGGTCCTGATCGATAGAGTCCTGGATGTGCCCCTGAATCCAGATGTCGTGGTTCATCGTCAGGTGCATGTCGTACTTCGCATTCGACATACGCTTCTCGACGTCAGGACTCTCAAGCACCTCTGCGAAGTACGGCAGCAGCCGGACAGGAGCACAGATGCGAGACTCGTCGCACGCGAAGGAGAAGAACCTGACTCGATCGTTGAGAAGGTCGAGACCTGTGGTCTCGGTGTCGTAGCCGCAGACTCCCTTCTCCATGTAGTGGGAGTTCCAAAGGACGGCTTCTGCGACAGTGTTGATGTACGTCGGGAAAGGTGTCCTCACAATGGTAAAGGACATTGATCCTCCAGTATGATGAGGGGCCCAAAACGGGCCCCTCTTGATGTAGCGCGGCCGTAGCCGGGCCTACTCCCGGCGACGCCGACGGCGACGACCCGTCTTCCGGGCCGGCTTCCGGCTTGCGGTCTCCTGCCGCTCTGCCCGCTCCTGCGGCTCCTCGTCGCTGCGAGGTGCACCGCCACTGCTTCCACCGCGGTAGTTGCGGTAGCGGCCGCCAGAGGGCGACGAGAAGCTGTGGTTGGTGAAGTCTCGCGGCACGTCGACGTTGAGCTTCCGGGAGTGGAAGGCGTGGTCACGCGGCTTGTGGATGCTGTTGAAGTCCCACTGCGAGGTGATGGCCTTCCGGATGCCGTTCTCCTCCGTCCACACATAGTTGCCGTCGTCGTCCTCGCACGGAACCATGTTGTCGTCGTCCTCTTCGTCCTCCTCCCAGTCGATGAGGCTGCTCCCATCGGCGAGCTCGAACTCGGTGACCGGGATGACCTCCTTCACGACGATGTGCGTCCCCGTGCTCTCGCCCTCCTTCTTGACGAAGGCCACGACCTCGAAGGCCGAGAGGGCCTCGGGCTCGTCGCAGTCGCTGCAGGCCGACTCGAAGTCGGGGAAGCCGGTGTGTCCGCAGTGGGAGCAGGTCTGCCGTTCATCGCGGAACTTCGACACCTCCGACGCCTTCATGTCATCGAGGTCTGCGCTGCTGAGCACCTCGCTCTCGCACTCCTCACAGACGAAGCACACAGGCGTCAGATCACCACCGCAGCGGCAGAACTTCGCAGCCTCGTCGGCGATGCGCGCGAGGTCGTCGCGGTGGTTGGCCCCGACCTCGAGGTACTTCTTCTTGAAGAGGGCGACCTCCTTCTGCTCCAGCTTGTTGCCGATGCCCTCCCTGATCTCTCGGATCTCGCGAGGCGTCTCCACGACCTGCAGGGAGCGGATCGGATCACCCCGACGCGCGGTCTCCGTGTCTCGCTCGTACCGCTTCACACGGCCATCCCGGTCGAGAACCTCCTTCTTCGCGTACAGGGCCAGGTGGAGGATGTTGAAGCTGAAGTTGTCGTTGAGACCGACACGACGATCCCCGCGGTCCTTCGCGAAGCACGGCAGGCAGTCCACTTCGCCGTAGTCCAGTGCACAGCGATCCGAGTAGAACGACCCGGCTCCCTTGGGGGCGAGACGCATCTTGTGCATCTTGCAGGTGTGGAAGTAGAACTTGTCCTTGCTGTCGTCCGGGGCCGGGTAGTCCCCGTCGGTCAGCAGGATCGGGGTGAGCTCGTCCCGGGGGATGTTGAAGCGGTCCTTCCAGTTGCCGCGCCATCCGCCTCCGCCCTTTCCCTTTCGAGACCTTCTTCCCCGTAGCGTGGACTGTCGCAGTCCGACCTTGCGGCCTTCTGAGCTACTCATTCGATCGTCTCCATTGACGTAGAGTGTATGGATTGTTGGTTGATTCGTAGAGCTCGTCTCCAGTCAGCGCATCTGGCTGGACCCCTACGAAACGATAAGGATACCGGGCTACCAGCACCCTTAAAGCTCTGAGCTTATGGCCTATTCTAACCGTTCCTTTACGACCGGGCTCGTCGTCGTCCAGACACAAAATGACCGTACAGCCGATTCTTTCGAGAAACGTCTGCTGAGCCACACTCAGACTTGTGCCCATGAGCGCACAGGTGTTCTCGAAGCCGTGCTGGACCATCCAGAGACACGCTTTGTATCCTTCCGTCAGGTACAGAACACCGCCCGATCCCCCGTAAAGCCGGTCATAGATTCGGTCCCATCGCCACAAGTAGTCCTTGTTGCTGAAATGGTACCCGGGGAACCCCATGTCGCGGAGCTCCTTCTCGTAGACCCTGTACTTTCCTCCCCTCCCATGATCCGGCTTTCCCGCAAATCCTGCGAGAGTGCCATACAGATCTCGGATGGGGTAGATCACACGGCCACGCGCGATGTCGTAGCCGATGTCGTGGTCCCGAAGCACATCCTCATCGAACCCCTCATACAGTAGAGATTCGGGAGCGAACTCGAAGAGGCCCAGGACTTTCTCTGGGAGTGGGTACGAGGTCTCGAACAGCTTCGCAGAACGACTACCAGGCTTCTTCCTCTCGGTCGGTACGAGATGGGGCTTCAATCTTTGAAGAGTACTCTTCACGTACTCTTGAGATCTTCCGAGCTTCTTCAGGAGGGAGCCGAGGCCTCCGCCTCCGCAACCTGCGAAGCAGTTCCACTGCCCTGTGGCAGCATTGAAGGAGAAGGATGGCTTAGATTTCCCCCGTTCCTCGCCGTGAATGGGACAGAAACCAATCCAGTTTGAGCCGCCGCTCGGTCTTAGACCCTCGATGTAGCGATGGGCCAGTTCGAGAGCGGCACTATTCCCAGAGCCCGGGAGGGAGCCTCGTCGGGCTTCTTTCCCTCTTTCCCTTCTTGCGGTGGCTCTTTCCTCCGCCTCCTCCGCTGTTCGTATTCTCCTCTTTCGAGTCATCGACCTTGTTGTCCTTCAGGAATGCCTCCACGTTTGCGTTCTCCATCCTCAGCGAGAAGTCTGCGCCAGGCCATGCGTTGACGATCATCGGATTCAACAGCGCATCCCGAACTCCGGGGAAGACCAGGAGTAGTGCTGGCTTACCAGTCACAGGGTCTCTACCCTTGAAGATGCGGATGACCAGGTCAGCATCCTGTCCGATGGCATCTGCAAAGGCCAGCTCTCCCAGGTCATCACCACGGCCCTTGGCGGCTCCGCGGTTTGCCTGAGTGGTTCCGATTACTGGAACGGAGAGCTGCTGGCCCATGTTTTTCAGGTCCGCACTGATGTTCGAGATCTGCTTCCAATCCCGGCTCGTCACCCGTGTTCGGCCATCGCGCATCAGGTAGAACCCGTCCACGAGGATGAGGTCTGGCTCGAACTTCTCTGCCTCTGCCATGATGACGTCGACCGTCGCGCCTTTCCTCCCCTTGAGATTCTTGTCGCTCAGGAAGCTCATTGCAGCCTGACGCTTGGTGTCCGGGTTGATCTCCTTGTCCCAGTGCTCGAACGAGTCGAGCATGTCGAAGTAATGCTCCCGATTGATGTCGCTCAGAGTCCCTGTCTTGATCTCGTGGTAGTCAAGACCTGCCAGGATGGAAGCAACTCGACGGGCCATCTGCTTGTCTGACATCTCCTTCGAGTAGATGAGTACCCGTCGTCCGTTGAGGTAAGCATCTGCGCATATGGCAAGGGCCAGCCAGGTGTTGTGGACTACGAAGCCTTCAACAACGAAGTTTGGATCCTGTCCGTCCTCAATGATCAGATCCCAGCACTCCCTCTTCCCAATAGGGGTGATGTCCTTGATCTGCTCCCACATCAAGTCCTGAGCTGCGATCTTCCGTAGCGGTTCAGAGTCCCATGCGTTCGCGATCTTCTTCAGCAGACGACGACTGATCTTCCCTGTCCGTCTAAAGAGCTTGCTTCGATCCAGATAGGATTGGCCCATCTTTGGCCATTCCTTTGTACCTTTCTCACGAAGGATGAGGGACATCAGCTCTTCGGAGTATGGCACTCCATCTACGTTCCGTTTGGTGGCTCGTGGCTCTGCCAGCTTCTCCAGCCCTTCTCTCTTCCTGGGACACTTCACATATGGGAGCATCTCACGTGCCAGAGCCTGATGCGGACCCAGCCCGTAGGCTGAGACAGACCATTGTCCGCTATGGCTATTGGAGGCAAACGAGAGTTGCGCAGCAGTGCCCAGCCTCTTGAGCAGGTGATGGATTCCTCGAGCCAGCTTCTCACTGGCTGTGTACCATGCCACTTTGTAGGGCTTCTTTGTCCATACGGTCCCGTCGGTATCGAGGAGGCCTGCCAGGAAGGCTGCTACGGATGCCGGGCTGGAGGTGAAGATCCACTCAGGGACTTCCTTATCCACGGCCTTCTTGCCGTGGATACCCATACTTCGAAGTGCTCGAAGTGCGTGGTTGGTCCCAGGAACCTCAGAGATGATCCGGTACTCATGAGCGCGATACGCCGCAACAACTTTGCAGCGATACAGCTCCCGACAGATCCGGTCTACCTCATCGACGATCTCTGTATCGACGTTCGTGAACTGAAGCTCATTGCGGGTGTAGTTCCCATCACCAATCAATGCCCCGATGACCCATGCCTCTTCCGGATGGTCAATGACCCACTCCCACTCTGGAACTGCTCGGGTCGTAGCGATCCAGTCTCCTACCTCCAGGTTGCAAATCCTCTCGTAGACATCCTCAAAGGATCCTTCAGGAACCATGAAGAGATGTTCGGTGCTGGTCTCCACGACATGCCCGGACATCGTAGTGACCCGGACACACTCCTTGTCTCCACTCGGAACCTTTCTTGCCTGTGCCCAGCGGAGCTTCTCCGTGCTCTTGGTGTAGGACGCCACTTCGTTGTGGTCGGCCAGTTCTTCAATAGGGACGAGATGTCCGGACGGGACCATGATCTTTTGTCCCGCCACGACGCACTTCATAGATTTCGGACGAGCGTAGATGACGATGAAGTCCTCGGGGTGCATCCCTCCTGTGCCTCTGTTGAGAGGGGCCCAGGGGAAAGGGAGACCGGTGATCCCCCCGGTCTCCATCATCGTCGTGTAGTCGCCCTTCAGCAGCGGAGCCGCACTGGCCATCAGAAGGTGGTTGCTCTTCCCGCCTGAGACGTTGAGATCCTTCAGACGAGGAAGCAGTGCCTGCAGCACCAGACTCGGATCGAGGCCATCAAGAAGGAGCTTCTCTGTCTCGTCGAGAGCATCCTTCATACCGGCAGTCAGGCGACGGTCTTCCAGCTCTGTAATGAGCGAGTCGACCGAGTCTCGGCTCGTGACCGGCTTGAAGTTGCCGAACCTGCGGCAGACTTTCCCGAAGTCCGGGACCTCTCCCAGATGCTGCGGATGGTTGAAGTGCTCGTGCATCCACTGGAAGATCTCTCGAGCCTCCCCCGTAAGGAAAAGGTCCGGGGTCACTCCGCGTTGCCGTATCTGCGTAAAGCTACCAGATCGGATGATGGCAGACAGGAGTGCCAGCTCAGGATTGGCCATCAGAGCTCCGGGTCGTCATCGTCGAGGGTGACCGTCTCATCGTCATCGTCGACGAGAGGTTCCTCTTCGCGTGTGCCTCCCGCACTTAACCCGATCGTAGCCATCAGGTCGCTCACCAGCTGGTCTGTCCCGCGTTTGAACACTTCCCACACATCGTCCTTGACAGTAACGATGGTCTCCTGTTTCGACGCAATCAGATGCTCTTCGTCACCGTTCGAGAAGTAGATGTTGGAGGTGAGGATGGCCACCCTTTGTGGGATGACCAACTCCACCTTCAACACGTCGTGCCGGATGCTCACCCAGACACCCACTCCTCGAAGAGTGTCCGAGCCTTCTCGAAGACGTCGGGCAAGTTCTCTTCTGCGACGGCGGCGGCTGCTGCCAACGCGTCAGAGACGGCCTCTTCATCCTGGGCACAGGTCAGAGCGACGGAGACGTGCGCGCCGTAGCCCTTCCCGTAGTTGTTGTCCTTCATGTCCATCGATGCCGTCACACGGGCTTCCGTCCCGTTGAGCATCAAGGCACGAAGTGGATCGATCGTCGGCATCTTCACCTCCTGGGTGTGTTGGCCGTGGTAGGTCTTGACCTCGCCGTCGTTGACGAGGGTGATTGTCAGTGTGACCGCTGCTTTCACTTGAATCTCACCGAGGCCGCCCGCTGCTTGGTTCGGACGAACTCCTTGTACACCGCCTCAAGCTCTGCCGGAAGACGGAGGATCTGATGTGCGGCTGCGGTGTACTGCAGCACTCCCATTCGGATCAGAAGGTCGACGTCGCCCCGGGCCTGGGCCTCTTCCAGCAGACCTTCGAGGTCGACTTCGGCCTGCAGCTTGGAGGTGCTCACAGTGATCATGATGGGGCCGAGCTCGTGCTTCCCTGGTCCCAGCTTCCGAGCCGCTTCCTTGGCCGCCTTCTCTGCCTTTGGAAGCTCAACCTCGAGATCTCTGTACGCCTCCCACAGCTCTGGCTCTGCCTCGCCAATGGCGGCTTGAAGCTCCTCCATGTCCTCTCGAATGGTCTGAAGGGCTGCGAGCGGGTCAGCCATCGTCGCTCAGGAGCAGGGACTCGCCATGCACCTTGTGGCCCAGCTCCTCCACCAGGGAGAGGGCGTACCGTAGGTCTTCCATGATGGCGTAGGTGACCCCTCGCTTCTTCTTGATCTGCGCAGCATCTCCTTTCCGAAGCGCGTAGCTCGGATCGAGTAGAGCCATCATCGGGTAGCGAACAGCCACGCCTGTGGGAGGAGAGGGGACAGAGATGTCGAAGATCCTGCCGCGCTTATGGGTAATCGGCACCATCTTGCCGACCAGGGCACTCGCTGCCGTCTTTCCTGTGGCGATGATGAGCTTCGGGTCCACCGCATAGATGGCTCGCTGGAGCCGTTCCCTGCACGCCTTCACTTCATTCCTCGAAGGCGACCTGTTGTCCTCTGGGAAGCACATCACGATATTCGTCCAGTAGATGTACTCGTCGAGCAGGTCTCTGGCGGCATCGAAGTATTCGGCCTCGTTCTCGATCTCCCTGATCGACTCAACGACCTCTCGGTCGGGCCACACATTGAGAATGAGATCCATGAGGAGCTCTCCGGCGGGCCCTCGGAAGGACTCTCCCATCCCATCTCCAATAGATCCCGGAGCCTGACCGATCACCATTAGCGAAGCCGAGGCACTTCCACTGCCGAAGACGATCTGGTTTCGGTTGGCACAGAGCGAAGGACACTTCTGACAGTCCCGGTACTCGTCTCGCAGGCTCACCAAGGCCGGGAGCCCGACAGACGGAGCGAAATGGGCGAGGGCGGAGCTCATCGAGTTGGGTCGATGTTGACGAAGTGCCCAGCGGTCCAGCGGTTGGTAGGCTCGTTGCGTACTCGTGTCCCAGGCGGTGGCCGAAGGATGGGTGACTCACGGGCCGGCTTCTCTGCTCGACGAGGCGGCTTCTCGATGCACGTCTTGTAGAGTCCGCAGATGCTCTCGTTCCGCCTCAGGTCAAGGAAGATGTCCGCGTTGACGGGCAAATCCGTAGGACCGGCCATCGGCGGGATGGGGATGGGGTGGATGTTCGTCTTGATGGTCCCCTTGTCAGGGACGTGCTGCACGATGAGCTCCAAGGCATCCACCAGCTCAACGCACGCACCTTCCCGGAAGTTCTTCCGCTGCCGCTTGAAGTCTCCCTTCGCTTTCCCGATGTAGTAGTACGCGCCCACGCGCACACCGATCAGGTCTTCCATGTAGTTCTCGTTCTTCTCCATCGGTCTCCCTTCTCCGGCCACTTGTGTTGCCGGCACCATGCGAGAACCGAGTAGGTAAGTCCTCGGCTCTGGTTGGTATTGCTGTCCATGAACAGGTCGATGACAGGATCCTTCTTCCCTGTCATGGGCCTAAGAATCCTGCCTGCGGCCTGAATCCACTCTGTAGCTGCGTGGTTGTCCGCCCCTATGGGCGAGGCCATCACCAATGCACTCAGAGCCTTCCGGTTGTATGCCTCCTTCCCCAGATGAACCGTAGTGGCCGTCACCTCGGCCAGGTTCAGCTGCCGAAGTCGCTCCTCGGCTCCCTGCTCTCGCTGGATGTGCCCCACACCCACACCATGCTCTCGCAGCATCCTGACTAAGAGATCAAGATGCTCACGGATATGACTGAGCAGGTAGACCTTGTGCCCCTCTTTGAGGCGCTTTCGTATCTGTCCGACGATCTGCGTGTTCCGACGCGACATCTCGCCGAGCCGGCTTCGAAGTCGTGAGACATTGGGTTGACCCAGACAGTCCAGGATCTCAGGATCGTCTGTGAGGTCTATCCCTGTCTCCCACACCCACACTTCAGGGATGAGGGCATCTTCGGCAGGATCGTCGTAGACCACAGGGCCGATGTGAGCTGTCACGATGCCCTCGCATCGGTCCCTACGCTTCAAGGTCGCCGTTAGACCGAGTCGTCGCCCACTGGTGACGTTGCTCCCTACGCAGAACCACTTCGCAGCTTGGTGATGCACCTCATCGAAGATGATGAGCCCAAAGCGACGAGCGAAGCCCGGAGGCAGGGCCCCAGCCTGAGCCCTCTTCGCCAAGGTCTGAATGGTGCACAGCACAACCCCGCACTTCCAGTCCATCTTGTCCTTGTCGATCCAGCCGACCTTCCCTCGATAGTCGAACCACTCTCGAAGCTCGATGGTCCAGTTCTCCAGGTGGGCGGCCTGTGCGGACACCACAAGGGTCGGACCAGGTGTCTCGCACGAGAGTCTCCAGCCCATGATGGTCTTCCCTCGGCCTGTGTCCAGACGGAGAGTGAGATCCTCATCCCATGCGACCATCGCTGCCCAGGCCGGGATCTGGTGCTGGAGTAGTGTGAAACCGGCCTTCGGTTTCATGTCTACCGGTGCGAACCGCTGCGGTCGAAGATCTACGAGCTCGACCTTCATCTGCTCGATAATCTCGGCTCTTACGGAGTTCCTCGGCACTTCCAGGTGGTGTTTGTGCTCTACCAGAAGTACTCGATCTTCTCCTTGGAAGTCAGGGAAGGTCAGCATCCTCTGGAGAGGAGCCCGCCCGAAAGCTGACTTCGGGAGGTAAAGGTCGTTCCCGATGTAGGCCTTGTCAGATTCCAGGCGGGCCAGCCTCATTCCTCTTGTGCCCTCTTCTTTCCTCGCCGGATCGCAGCAGCGAGGGGGTCGGGGTAGGCCACGCGCGGAATGCTGTCGACGGCATACTGCGCCTCCTTCAGTCCTGCGCCGACGGAGGAGAGTCCTGCGTTGATGGCCAGTGCCCCGAAGAAGGACACATCCTCGCCGTGGTCTACTTCCTCTAAGGCCGTAGACGTCGTGTGTCTTCTCGCAGGGAGTTGCCGGCCACTTGTTGTCCGGGACGACCCTCGATTCCCTCGATTGGGCCGATTCGTGGTCTTCTGCGTCCGCTGCCGCTCTGCAGCCTTCCTCCGATCCCGTTGGGCCGTCAGGACCTTGCATCCGCGCCGCACAGGGCATGCGAGGCAGTCCGGATGATCTTCTTCGTACTCATCCCCGAAGCACGGGGGCTTCTCCTGTCTGGTGGTGGTAGTTCTGTTGCTTCCGAAGCGCTCGTCATAGCTCAACGCTAAAGCCCTCCTTTGGTTGGCAGCGCGCTTATGACGGAGTTGCGGACGATATGTTAGGTTCAACACGAGGTGCCCATGCCTGTTCTCGACTTCGCTGACGATCACGGCCAGAGCCTGATGACTGCCCTGGGAGCTCCGCCGGAGTTCCTCAAGACGGCCGCCTGGGTGGAGCCCGCCGAGGCCTTGGACCGCGACTTCGCTCTCATCCTGCGAGATCCCAAGAGCGGAGAGGAGGTACGCAAGTACGCTTCTCACGATGCCGGGAACACCGCGGTCTCGATGTTCTACCTGACGCAGGCTCAGGGGTTCCTGGGCGCGGCCGCGCTCAAGACCGCTGCTGTGAACCTTCGCCACTCGGCCGCCTACCAAGGCGTACCCATCCCTGATGAAGTTTCGAAGCTCGCGTCGCTCGAGCTCATCTCCAACAAGGACGTCATCGATGAGCGACGGGTCTACCACCGGCCCCCTCGGCGCTCTGTGACTTCGCCTGTGGCGGCGAAGCTGGCCGGCTTCAACCTTTTGTCTTCGGCGAAGGAGAAGTGGCCGGATCTCCAGCCGCACGAGAAGCGGGCCATGGCCCTTCGGATCTCGAAGACGGCCGAGTTCATCCCGCCCATGCAGGTTCCGCGCCACATTCACAGGTACACAGGTACCCAGCTCAGTGAGAAGTTCGCCTCTCACATGAAGCGACGACTCGACTACGTCCGAGGGGAGGAGCTGCGAACGGAGTACCAGCGCCTCGCCAAGGTCGCCTCTGCGCTTCATCCCGATGAGGTCGCCCGTCTCGTCTTCCAGCTCGATGCGAATGCGGGGCTGCGGTGGCGGGGTGGTGATCGCTACGGCGAGAAGCTCGCGGACCCCTACCTGTGCGTCTACGATGCTCCGCCGAAGGAGGCGGAGTGGAGCTGGACTTCGGGCGCGGACTACACGAATGCGACCCAGCTGGAGATGCTCGCAGCGAATCCAGAGGCCAGAGAGATCTTCACGTCCACCTTCACCGATGAGCTGTGGCAGAAGTTCAAGGCAGGCCCGGTGGAGACCTTCACGAGCCAGCCGGAGCACAGCCAGCGCCTGATGGCTCGGATGGCCAACCGGCACGACGGGTAGTCAGTATGGCCACCCCCCTCCCAGAGCTGCTGGGAGATGAGCAGGCTCATCCGCTTGCTCTCTTCGCAGGACTCTCACGCCGCTACGGCATGAGCTGGGTGGAGTGGTCTGCCTCTACGCTCCGCATCTCACTGGAACAGCTGCTTGTAGGGAGTGGGCAGGAGCTCGTAGAGATCAACCTCCATAAGGCCCTTGCCGCCGCCGCCCTCTCGAACTCTGATGGGTTCTGGAGGGACTGGCCGACGTTCCACTTCCTCTGCAATCCCCTCAACAACAACATCCCGAACCCTTCGGCGCATCAGGATCTGACTGTTGCTCAGATGATGGTTGCGGTAGATATCGCCATATCCTTGCGGAAGCTCCTGAAGAAAGTGCACCAAAACCCCTCATTCTCCGAGGAGGTTGCACGGTACGTGGCTGCGCAGGCACTGACCCAGGGCGTGTGGTACCTTCCGGGTGCGCTTGCCTTCGCAGCTCAGTTCGCAGAAGGACGGAACTACAAGTGCAAGGATTGTGGCAACGAAGCTGAGATCATCTTCGATGACGCGACCTGTGACGTCTGCACTGAACGGTGGGACGCTACGAGTTTGGGATCGTGGAAGCCGAACCCGGACCTGGTGAAGAAGTGGGGTAAAAACCTACGATTCTTTTCCAAGAACCCGACGGATCGGGTCGAAGCGCGGCTGGAACAGGTACTCGGCAACCCGACCATCGTGCTTCGTGAGAGCCAGACAGATCGCTGTGTGGCACACATCCTCGTAGCTCTACAGTATGTCGGGTACCGGCGAGAGCAGTACAAGGTTCAGACTTCGAAGATGCTTCCTGAGGCTGAGAAGGTGGCCTTCTTCTCTCCTCGTCGGATGGGCCAGCAGGTGAAGTGGATGGGTCAGCAGATGGCCTCTCCCAAGAAGTGGCCTGAGAACATCCGCAAGGGCTTCAAGGCGACGACGAATATGGGTGGGGACATCCACACCACTACCTCTGCGGGAGGACGGGAGCGCATCTTCAAAGGCTCCAAGAACGATCTCAAAGAGCGGGTACAGGAGCACGCAACGGGAACGGGTGATCGGGACGCGCTCGAGTTCCTTCGGGGGAAGAAGAAGGGCAAGCACAAGTACACCGCCGACTTCCACACTGGAACCCGTCTACGGGACAAGGCCCGCCGTGCAGGACTCCTCTCCAACGTGGCGAAGTACGAAGGACCAGACAAGGTCCGGAAGACCTTCAACACTCTCAACCGTGCCCGCCCAGGCACCATGGCCGTAGCGGCCCCTCTTACAGCCGTCAGTGCTCGGGAGAACCTGAAGAAGGAAGACCCCCACACCGGAAGGCAGCGGTCTAAGCTCGAGCGGGCAGGGAGAGCTGTAGGCGGGGCTGCTGCAGATGTTGCCGGTATGCGGGTGGGTATGACGGCAGGCATGCTTGCCTCGATGGCAGGAGAGTCCGCAGGAGGCGCAGCGGGACGAGGTGTTAGCGGTACAGGGAAGGCTGTGAAGTCTGGGGTTGAGAAGTTCAGGGCCCGCAAGAAGGCTGAGTGATGGGTACGCATTTCCTCTCCGGAGCACAGCAGAACCGCTACAACCAGCGGCCCTCAACCAACTTCCTTGGCTCTCGTGGCTTTGGGATTCGCTACCCATCCCCCTTCTTCGATGTCGCGCAGCAGTTCCTTCCCGAGAACGTACATCAGCTTCAAATCTGGTGTCGCTTCTACTTCCTGACGAACCCAGTGGTGAACGTCGGCTGCAGGAAGATGTCGGAGTACTCGGTCACGCCCATCATCTGGCAGACCGAGGATGAGCAGGTCCTCCGGCTCTACAAGGATGTGGAGCGTAGGCTCCGGTTCCGGCAGTTCCAGGTCGAGACAGGTCTCGACTACAACGTCTACGGCAACTCCTTCACCTCAGTCCTCTTCGGACTGGAGAAGTACCTGGGCTGCCGCAAGTGCGACATGCAGTTCCGTGCCCGTACCAACCGCAGCCTCTACAAGTGGCGGTCAGGCCGCTTCCATCTTCGTTGTACCAGCTGCCGGTATGTCGGCCCGGCCAAGCAGCACGATTACTACCCTCGAAGCGTTCGCCGTATCCGAATCGTCAGGTGGAATCCTGAGAACATCGACATCAAGCACAACGATGTCACCGGGGCCAACAGGTACTACTACCGCCTGCCTCGTCGTATCCGGAATGACATCAAGCTCGGGGACAGGGAGACCATCGAAACGCTTCCGGCTCCGTTCCTGGAGGCCGCCCGTCGAGGGAAGGCGCTTCTCTTCAAGGATGGGAGCATCTTCCATCTGAAGCGTCCCACTGTGGCCACCAAGGACATGGGCTGGGGATCGCCCCTCATTTACCCACTCCTCAAGGATGCGTTCTACCTTCAGGTCCTGAAGAAGGCACAGGAAGCTCTGATGATGGAGCATACGGTGCCCCTTCGGATGATCTTCCCCGGCCCCTCCACAGGCGGGAACGACAAGCCGTACAGTGCCTACAACCTGGGAGCGTGGAAGTCGAAGATCGATGCCGAGATCAATGTCTGGCGGCGTGACCCGAACTACATCCCCATCCTGCCGGTCAACATGGGGTACCAGCAGCTTGGCGGCACAGCCAAGGCTCTCATCCTCCATCACGAGTTCCGCCTCTTCGCCGAGCAGATGCTCAGCGGTATGGGGATCCCGCCAGAGTTCGTCATGGGCGGTCTGCAGTGGTCGGCTTCGAACACAGCTCTGCGCGGCCTGGAGAACACCTTCCTCGGCTACAACGAGGATCGCTACGGCCTGATGGACTGGGTGGTGGAGAAGCTCTCCTCCCATATGCAGTGGCCCAAGGTGCCGTTCGCCTTCGGCAAGTTCAAGATGGCCGACGACCTGCAGCGGTCGATGTTCCTCTTCCAGCTCAACCAGGCACAGAAGATCTCCGACCGACGTCTCCTCGAAGATATCGGGGAAGACTTCGACCTCGAGAACAAGAGGATGGGCGAGGAGCTCAACAAGCAGATCGACACGCAGCGGAAGATGCAGCTCGCGGCCGCAGACGTGCAGGGCGCAGCACAGCTCCGGACAGGGAGGTACCAGGCCAAGGTCCAGGAGCTCCAGATGGCCGCACAGATGCGTGCCCAGATGGAAGCTCAGATGGCACAGCAGCAGGGCGCTGGGGGCGCTCCTGGGCAGGAACAGCAGCCGCAGCAGGGACAAGAGGCCCAACCCCAGCAAGGCCAGGAGCAGGGCCAGGAGCAGCCTGCTGGAGCCTCCGAAGGCTCTGTGAATGCCGAGAATGCTCAGGCTCCGAACGAGTCGGCCGTGCCTACGGCCATGGCCGGGATGGAGTCTCCCATCAATGCGGGCCAGCAAGGCGGCTTCGACCTCACCTATGTGGCACAGCGCGCAGCTTCGTACCTGCGGCAGGTGAAGGAAGAGGGCGGGGAGCAGGCGATGTATCAGGAGATGCAGCGCATGCAGATGGAAAACCCCAACCTGTATCGCCTCGTTGTTCAGCTCATGAACGATCAAGGCGCGAACACCGATCCCATGAACGCGAATCAGATGCCGCAGCCTTCGCAGCGTGCGCAACGGCGTGATCCTGCACGGCAAACTTGAGAGAACCATGCACTACAAGTCTGCGGAATACATCTACGACCTGTACGAGAAGGTGGCAGGACGGGCATACCTCAAGAACCTGCGCCGGCTCGCGCGTCGAGGAGATATCGCAGCCATAGAGCGTGAAGTTGCCCGACTTCATGCGGCCGGGAAGCTCAAGATCTCTCCACAAGGAACTCAGATCCAGCACCTCGGACACGGAGCTGAAGGCGTGGGGACGTTGGTTGTAGGAGCTAAGGATGCGCCCGGCAAGGTGACTGTGCGGAAAGCGTATGATCGTGGCTCTGCACTCTATGACAAGGAGTTGATCGGAGAGAAGCACAACATGCTTCGCCGTGCCAAAAACCATCCCCACGTGGCCAAGGTACACAGCAGCAAGATCCGGAAGGGGAGGGGCGGGACTCCCTACACGATCAACGAGTACGTTCCGGGTCGGTCGGGTGTACCTCATCCTCCTCCCCCTGGTAATACGGGTCTGAACTCTTCCATGCCTGTTTCCTGGAGAGAAGGGGCCAACCTGAGAGGCAACGTACTGGGTATGGGCCAGAAGAAGCTCTTGGGCGATGTGGCACTCAATCCTTCGAATGTGAGGACCACTCCTGCAGGGAAGACCAAGATCATCGATTTTCTTCCTACGACTCGGACTCAGACTGCAGAGGCTACTACAGGGCAGCCCCCTAAAATGAAGCGCATGCGGAAGTTCATGGGGGCCGGAGACCTGACAGTAGACCCCCACGGTCCGACAGGGGCTGTGGGGGCAGCTCAACAGGCCTACATCGCTCGATTACAGGCGAATCCTGCGGCTCTTGCCCGCGCAGGCAAGGTCCAAGCTCCTGCTCAGATAGAGCAGTTCCGGCACCAGTACAGCCGGAAGCCCCAACCCTCGGACTTTGGACCTACTGGGGCTTTGCGGAAGGCTGATCGTGTCCGGACCCTACGCGGTCTGTAGAGGTCATCTCCCAGGGGAACGAGAAGCTGGGAGCGAAGGTGCCCCTTACATCTCGAATGAGCCTCTTGTCGTCTACGCTCAGGCTCTCGTAGTCCTTGCGGGTTCGAAGAGTAGTTGCGAAGTCCATCCATCGCCGCTGATCGTCAGTCATGAGTTCATGGTTGATCATGGGATCTCCTTGTAGGGAAAGGCACTGCGAGGACCAGGGCGGAGAGCTCCAGTCCGCAGTCTTCGCATGAACCATCGGTCCAGTAGGGAAGCACGCGCAGCTCTGAGCTGCAGACCGTGCATAGCCAGAGGAACTCTGGCACTTCTTCATCGAGGAAGCGTCGTAGGACCGGGCACCGGCCGCAATCCACACGATTGCAGTAGGGAGCCCCTCCATCCCACTTCAGGATGGGACAGAAGACCACGCTCAGATCGGCCGATGCTCCGGGACCGTCAAGCTCGATGTGGCCTGCCTCAGGAGGGAACGTCTTTGCCCTCCTCAGCCTCTCCAGAGGACTTGGCCCCCTCGGCGGGTGTCTACCCCTCCTCCGGCTCATCCTCTTCCTCGAGCCGTTTCAGCTCGCTGTTCCCGTAGTCGCGCGCGAAGCTAAGAGCTCCGCTTACGAACGACAGTACGAGCAGCCATTGAAACGGCGTCACGCTGTGCCTCCTTCACCGAGGTAGTCACAGGGTTGTCTGGCACAGTGGGTCCTTCCACCAGATGTAGCATGAGGCGAGAGAAGACCTCTCCCCATGCAGGCGTCAGCATGCCCCTTGCGGGACTCAGTTTACGGCTCAGAACGTCCTCCTTATGGGTTTGGACCGTTACTGCCCTTATGGCGGAAACCGCGATACCTTAGAGCAATGGCGAAGCTCGACACCCGCGCACTCTTTGAGAGCATCAAGACCCGGACCACGGCAGAGATCCGTCAGCAGTTCCCCTTCGAAGGCCGTACTCGCCGCCTCGAGCTCGTAGACATCAAGGTCGAAGATCAGGCCAGGCTCCCAGCAGATCTGCATCACACAGACAACATCGAGGCCCAGGCTCATGCGAAGGCCAAGGGCCGTACCTGGGGCGTTCCTGTCCGGGCCACGCTCCGGCTCGTAGACAAGTCCACAGGGAAGCCCGTAGATCAACAGTCCTTGGTCATCCTCCGCCTTCCGAAGATCACGAGCCGCTACAGCTACATCATCGCCGGACAGGAACGGCAGCACGACAGCCTCTTCCGCTCCAAGCCGCGACCGTACCACCGCATCGCCAACAACGGAGACATCCAGGCCCGGTGGAACCTCGCCCGAGGCCTGGGCTTCGACATCACCTACGAGCCGAAGAAGGGTCGGTTCCTCATGCGCTTCGGGACCTCGAACGTCCCGATGCACCCCATCCTTCAGGCTCTCGGAGTCTCTGATGCCAAGATGCGGCAGACATGGGGTGAGGCCGTCTTTGCTGCGAACCAACGGGCCGGAAGGAGGGAGCGGGATGTCACCAAGGCGTTCACGGCCCTTCGTCTCATGCCTCCAGGACAGAAGCGGGCCACGCATGAGCAGAAGGTGGCCCTTCTGCGGAAGTACTTCACCGAGGAGACGGAGGTGTGGCCGGATGCCATGAAGTCCGTCTTCGGCAAGGAGTACTCCAACGTCAACGGCGAGAACCTTCTCCTCTCCTCGAAGCGGCTCCTGAAGATTCAGAAGGGCCGCTCCAAGGACGCGCCGCCGATTGATGAGCGCCCTGATGATCGCCAGTCTCTGTCGACGAAGTACCTCGCGACCACAGAGGACTTCATCATCGAGTCCATCCGGAAGCAGTCTCGTGACCTGCGGCGAAAGGTGCTCTCGAAGATCGACCGCGAGGACGCCCGCATCTCGGACATCATCTCGGCCAGCCTCTTCAACAAGGTTGTGCATGGCGTCTTCGACCACGCCCAGCGGCCTGATCAGACCAACCCGCTCCAGTTCCTCTCCGGTCACATGCGGACCACCATTCGAGGTGCGGCCTTCGGCGGTGTCGGCTCCACGCGCGTGAATCTGGACAAAGACAAGCAGATCAACCCCACCCATCTGGGGTTTCTTGATCCTATCCAGACCCCAGAGTGCTGGCCGGGGCATGCCGAAGTCTTCACGAAGGAGGGCTGGATCCGCTGGGACCAGACCGCAAACGATACGGAGTTCCTGTGCCGCCAAGAGGGGAAGACCTTCTTCCAGGCGGCGGTCCGGGTTCACAGGGGCCCCTACTCCGGAGACCTCTACTGCCTCGAGCATGGCAAGATCTCCTATGAGGTGACTCCCAATCACCGGATGTGGGTTGACACCGTGAGCGGTCCCTCATCTTGGCGATTCTCGACTGCGAGCCGGGTGCACGGCAAAACGCGCCGTTTCGACACAGGACACAGTCCCGCCGAAGGAGAACTTCGCGAGTTCACTCTCCCTGTTGTGCCGGGGAACAACTCCTCAAAGAATGTTGAAGAGCCCATCGACATCGAAGATTGGGCAGAGTTCATGGGCTGGTTCCTGTCCGAAGGTACGGTTCATTACCGAGAAGACAAAAGCCGCTACAACGTACGCATCGCTCAAGTCGCATGGAAGAATCTGGCGGAGTACGAAGCGATCGAAGCCCTTCTGGATCGGTTGCCTTTCAACTGGCATTGGGATGGAGAAGGGAAGAGCTTCGGCATCTCGACCAAGCAACTTGCGCACTACCTCCGGCAGTTCGGAAAAGCTCACGAGAAGTTCATCCCAGACTACTTCTTCGATGCCACTACGGAAGCGCGAGAGGCCTTGTTGGAGGCTCTTCTTCTTGGAGACGGCCGTATTGGTTCCGTTCGTAAGGACGGCCGCTCTTACGAGCAGCAGGTCTACACGACTACCAGTCCTCAACTGGCCATAGACGTAGAACGTCTGGCAGTCTCGCTCGGCTACCCGACCAAGATCTCCCGCTATGAGGACAACCGCGAAGATCGGTATCTCGACGTCTATGAGGTACGACTCCTGCAGCATCGCTATCGTACGGCCACCCCACGCCACCCCAACTACCCTTCGAGATACCACAGGAAGAAGTACTCAGGGCAAGTCTACTGCGCGACTGTTCCAGGAGGCCTCCTTTACTGCCGGATGCCCGGAAAGGTAGGATTCTGGTCAGGGAACTCCGATGAAACGGGTATCGCCCTGCATCTCCCTCTCGGAGTCCAGCTCACACCAGCCAAGCAGCAGAAGGGCAAGTCCCGCGTCTCGCCAGGCCACGAACTGAACACCAAGGTCTACGACCGGAAGAAGAAGGACTGGGTCCTGGCCACCCCTGCCGATCTCGAGCGGGAGAACGTCGCATATCCGGACCAGGTGAAGTGGACGAACGGCCGCCCCACACCAGTCTCCCGGGATGTGGTCTGCTACGACTCGGAGCGGGGTACGTCTTCTCGCCCCTGGGCACAGGTCCGTTACATCCTCCCTTCCTCGAAGGCTCTGCTCTCTTTTTCTGCGAACCTCATCCCGTTCCTGGGTAGCAACTCCGGGAACAGGACCATGACCGGCTCCAAGATGCAGGAGCAGGCAGTCGCACTCAAAGATCGAGAGGCCCCGCTTGTTCAGACGAAGACCGATGGCAAGATGACTTTCGAGTCAGCCCTCGGTACGACCTCCTCTCATCGGTCTCCGGTGGCAGGAACGATCACACGGGTGACGAAGGATGCTATCTTTATCCGTCCATCCTCAGGAGGAAAGGCAGTAAAAGTACCCATCTACAACCACTTCCCTCTCAACGGGAAGAAGGGGATGATTCACGCAGAGCCTGTGGTGAAGAAGGGCCAGAAGGTGAAGGAGGGAGATCTCCTCGCAGATACGTCGTTTACGAAGGGCGGCACCCTGGCCATGGGGAAAAACCTCCGGACGGCCTACATCCCATGGAAGGGGCTGACATTCGAGGACTCAGTGGTCATTTCTGAGTCGGCATCGAAGAAGCTCACATCCTCACATTTGCATAAGGAGTCGGTGACGTTCTATACCGGCATGCTTGGTGGGAAGCCGGGCTCCAAGGCAAAGTGGGTGGACTACGCTTTGCCGGAGCGTACGACTGCTGACAAGCTCGCGAAGCTCGATGATGCGGGCATCGTAAATGTCGGCACGAAGGTGGTGGACGGTGACGTCCTCATCGCCGTCTTGTCGCCTTCGCAGCAGACCAAAGAGGATGCGATTCTCAAGAGCATCCATCGGTCTCTGGTTCGCGACTACCGCGACCGCTCCGTTGTCTGGCACCATGACTATCCAGGCACGGTGGTCAAGGTCACTCGTGCCGGGAAGAAGGTCACTGTCCATGTGAAGACCGAAGAGCCTATGACCATCGGCGACAAGCTCGCAGGTCGCTACGGGAACAAGGGTGTGGTCGGGCGCGTGGTTCCAGACAAGGAGATGCCACGAACGAAGGATGGCAAGCCGCTGGACGTTTTGTTCAATCCTGCCACAGTCGTCTCTCGGATGAACCTTGGTCAGGTGTTGGAGACTGCTGCAAGCAAGATCGCGCGGAAGACTGGCAAGCCTTTCGTGGTCGAGAACTTCGCAGCGGGTGTGGACCATACTCAGCAGGTCAAGGATGCTCTGAAGAAGCACGGCCTCTCAGACACCGAAGAGGTCATCGATCCTGCGACAGGGAAGCCCATCGGGCAAGTACTGACGGGTGAGCAGTACATCATGAAGCTCCACCACATGGTGGATAAAGCCATGACTGCGCGTTCTTACGGGACTTACACCTCCTCCGGCGCAGCCCCTGCAGGCTCTGGCATTCCTGGTGGTGGCCAGAAGATGGATGCCTTGGCGACCTATGCCCTCCTCGCACACGGAGCGAAGCACAACCTCCGAGACGCTCAGACCATCAAGTCCGATGGTGACCAGGAAGAGGTGTGGGATGCCGTGATGCTCGGCCGTCCATTGCCTCCGCCGAAGCCGACGCGAGGCATGACCAACATGCTCTCGTACATGCGGGCGATGGGTATCGATACCGAGAAGAAGGGCAACAACTACGTCATCTCCCCGCTCACGGATAAGCAGGCTCTCGCCATCTCCAATGGCGAGATCAAGATGCCCCACAAGGCGCTGTACGCGAAGGGCGCACGCACTCTCGAAGAGGCACGCGGTCTCTTTGATCCACGAGTCACGGGCGGAATGGATGGCCCTTACTGGGGACACATCAAGCTGCAAGAGCGCATGCCGAACCCGATGTTCCAGGGAGCTATCCAATCCCTGCTTGGCATCACGGACAGGCAGTACAAAGAGCTCGTAGGTCCGAAGCTCCAGAAGGACGGCTCCTCTGGTTTCGACGTCATCAACCAGCGGCTCGGGGCCATCAACGTAGACCGCGAGCTGGCAGCTACTCAGGCTCAGCTCCCGAAGCTCACGGAGTCCAAGCTCAACAAGGCTCGGAAGAAGGTCAAGTACCTTCAAGCCTTGAAGAAGCTGAAGGTCTCTCCGGTGGATGCGTACACCAGCAAGGTTGTACCTGTCATTCCGCCGACGATGAGGAAGATCTCCATCGGTCTGGATGGGAAGCAGATCCTCGATGACCTCAACGGCCTGTACCTCTCAGTCGGCCAGGCCAATGCCGCGTTGAAGAACGCAGACCCTTCGACTCCGAGGTCAGAGCTTCAGAAGTCAAAGGCCCACCTGTACCAGGCCACCGCGGGGCTGCGGATGACGGGTACTTCCATCGGCGGCCGCCACCACCGCGGACTGATGGAGAGGCTCATCGGCAAGGTGCAGGGCGTAGGCCAGCCGAAGCACTCCCTGTTCCAGTCGGGAGTCCTCGGTAGGCGACAGGATCTCTCCGGCCGCTCGGTCATCATCCCTGAGCCAGACATGGGCCTCGACGAGGTCGGTATTCCCATCCCCATGGCGATGGAGATGTATCGCCCCTTCGTCGTCCGAGAGCTCGTACGGGAGGGAACGGCCCCTCTTGATGCCGACAAGCTCATCGACAAGAACGATCCTCGGACCCTTCACGCCTTGAAGCGTGCAGTGGCAGATCGTCCCGTACTGATGAAGCGTGACCCTGCCCTGCACAAGTTCTCTGTCATGGGGTTCAAGCCGAAGCTCGTGAGCGGGAAGTCCATCCAGATCCATCCGCTCGTCACGGGCGGCTTCAACGCGGACTTCGACGGCGACAAGATGGGCCTCTTCGTACCGGCCTCTGAAGAGGCAAAGGACGAGGCCCAGAAGCTCCTGCCCTCGAAGAACCTGTTCAGCCCGACCCACTTCGGACTGATGCCGACCCCCTCACAGGACTCCCTCCACGGGATCTACCTGTCCACGAAGTGGGGCCGTCCTGTCACAGTACCGAAGGGAACCACCCGGCAGCAGGCCGTTACCATGCTGCGGAAGGGCGAGCTCAAGCCCTCGGACGTCATCACCATCGACGGCAAGAAGACCACGCCTGGCCGTCTTGAGCTTGCTTCCAGACTCCCGCCCGCCATGCGAGATGATGCGCGGCTCTTGTACGACAAGAACTTCAAGCTCGACAAGAAAGGGATGAAGGCATTCCTCACGGATGTGGCTCGGAAGCATCCGAAGCAGTTCGGCGTGGCCGTCAATGCCTGGAAGGACCAGGGGAATCGGGTCTCCTTCACTGCCGGAGCTTCGTTCTCCCTCAACGACTTCCACGATGGGAAGAGGGCCCGGGATCGCATCCTCGCCAAGTACAAGCGCAAGGAGGCAGAGATCCGGTCCTCCCGGAAGTCTCGTCGTCAGAAGGACAAGGCCATCGTCGCGCTCTATGCCAAGGCTCAGGCGGAACTCAAGGCTGCTGGCATGGAGATGTACGGCAAGAGCAAGAACCGTGTCTACGAGTGGGCACAGTCCGGCGGCCGTGGTGGTTGGAACCAGTTTGGCCAGATGGTCTTCGGCCCGATGCTCGTCACCGATCCGGAGAAGCGTCCAGTCCCTGTCCCGCTCACGAAGTCTTACGGCGAGGGTCTTCCCATCTCGCAGTACATGGCCGCGATGCACGGAGCCCGAAAGGGAACCCTGGACCGCGCAGCAGGTACGCGAGACCCTGGTGCCCTGACTAAGGACATCATCAACACCGTCATCGACTACAAGGTCTCGGCCGAGGACTGCGGCTCTACGCGTGGCACGAAGATGCCAACCGCGAGCGTGGACACGGCGGACAGGTACCTCATCACCCCGGTCAAGTTGAAGGATGGCACGACCATTCAGGCAGGCACGCTTCTGACCTCGCCACTCCTGACCCGGATGCGGAACTCTGGAGTCAAGGAGGCACACGTCCGTTCACCCTTGCACTGCAAGATGTCGAAGGGGATCTGCCAGCACTGCCTCGGCCTCTCCGAGCGAGGGAAGCATCACGATGTAGGTACCAACGTGGGGGTCATCTCT